GCTTCTCTTTCTTCAGCTCGTGCGTCTGGTGTTTGAACGGATTGCTTAATGACATCTCTTGCTTCTTTCTGTTCAGGCGTTAGTGCTTCGTATGCTTTCTGCATTTGTCTTTCTTTGCCAACCTTAACTCCCAAGAAAGATGTGGTGGTTGGTATAGCCACACCTTCATACTTACTTCCTATCGGTGGGGTAATAGTACCTGTCTCCACCAACTCATTCACCAATGGCTGTGCAACCTCGACTGCCTCAACCCAATTATCAGCGACCGCATCAGCTTGGAAGTAGACTCCACTACTTATAGCTATACAGCCACTCATTCCCATACTCTGAGCCTGTGCTACCACAGACTGTACTACTGTTTCCCTAGCTATCGATTCGGTGGCAATGTGGTCACGAACATCGAAAGACTTGCTAGTGCTTTCATCAGAGCTATAAACATCTCCCTTAGCACCCGACCTAGTAATCGTGCCTTTGATAATAACTTCTTCACCATCTGAAAAATATTCACTCATCCCCTAATCCGTAATCCTCTGGTACTCCATTAATCTCATCTAAAGTAACTGGTATACCAATTTCATTAGCTTCATTAACTACTGTTGTATCTGTTACATCATATATTAAAAACTCTTTTGCACTTTCAAGCTCTTGGATTGGAGTTACATAACCACAAGTCCAATTATTTACATTATTGTAGGCAACAAAATATGTAGTTTCTTCTGGAAATTTAATTTCTACTGATTCTAAACTCACGCCCTACCTCCATCTACAATGGTGAACCCATAATTATCGATTAAATTTCTTTTAGCAGGATAAGAAGGTATCGTTGGACTAGCTGTATAAGTTGAGTCTCCCATACTCATAGTAATGTTTCTGATATTAGTGTTATTATTAGCATATTGATTAATAGCTATAAGCAACCTACCATACTCATCAGAGCTTGCTAGTTTAGTTTCAGCGTGTGTTGATTGAGAATCATTCAAAAACATATACAACATTTCTAAACCATTATTAGTTAGTCCGTTAAAATTCCATCTACTTATATCAGTTGTAACAACACCCGCACTTTGAAACATACCTTTGTAGTTATTAACCTTACTAAAATCAAACCTACTTAAGTCTACAGTTTTATTGGAGCCTGTTCTTAAAAACATATACTGAACATTGTCTTGAGGAACAGAAGGTCTAGTTGCAAATGTAACAGAAGTCAATCCGTTCATTTTTACAAAAGCACTTTTGAAGGAATCAGTCCGATTACTACCGCCATAATTAGGATTAATTTTTCCAAAGCCACTACCAATAACTATACTAGTATAAGCATTTTTAATATCTTGATTGTATATACCCTTAATAGCCTCGGCTCTAAATCTAGGTATTTCAATGTTACCACTTGCAGGACTTATTGTAATATTATAAGTTCCATTGGAAACATAAGAATGAGCAGGAGCGTTAAAAGTATAGTCCTGATTAATGGTCTCTGTAGGTGAACCATCACCCCAATCAACTACATATCGTTGGCTTCCACTAAAAGGCAACTGACACGTTTGATTTTCAGGTGTATTAACAACATAAGTTAATACTGTATTAATAGAAGGTAACAACCCACCAACACCAGCACCGAATGAACCGAAGCCCGCTCCAAACGAACCAAACATTACACTTCTCCGAGTGTCACCACGTTAATGATCGCAGAGGTAGCAATACGCTCACCTGCACGAACAATAGTAGTGTAAGAACTCCCGAATGTAATTAGCTTGCCGAGCGTGTATCCAGTTCCAGTCCCATTAGGAACAGTAGTTGTTCCGTTAGGTGTTACTGATACATACGCATCTGATGCTGTTGGTGTGATAACAACGTGACGATCACTAGTTGCATCCCATACAGTCGTAGACGCTCCTGTTAAATTTTGTGCAGACGACACTCTAAGATGTGCAAACTGCATTTTATTTTGGTATCTATCTTCTGCTATTTTTACGTTCATAATTTACCTTACCTTTTTGTTAAAAAATTTTGCTTATCCTCTAAGCATTGCTCCTTGAATGTGAATACGTGCAGAATCTCCATTAGAAGAAGCATCAGTTGTTGTTCCTTCTACATTAATTCTAAAAACTAATGGTTGACCATCTCTCATAGCTTGGGTAACAGGTAATACTGCACAAGAACTAGTGTTAAATTGTAACCCACTAGCAGTACTATATTTATTATTTGTTAGCGTACTTAATATGTGTTCCTTATAAAGTGTAGAAGTTCCACCTCTATAGTATCTACCTCTAACAAAGCATCGTCTATTTTGTCCTAGATCTCCGCTACCAAGAAGTGTTGTCGCTCTTAGTATTAAAGCATAACATTTACTTTGCCATCCAGTTTCAGCGGTAGATAATAAGTCATTAAGATAAGTTGTTATAATAAACTCACCTGTATTTTGACCAAAATTATTTACATACTCAATATAAGTATTAGTATCTGATGCAGGTTTAGCGGCTGTTGATCCTGCTGTCCAATATGAACCAGAAGCAGTTGCTCCATTTGTTCCATTTATTTCAATAAATCTAGGAAATGTATTTGTTATCTGTGAATCAATATAAGATTTAATTGCTTCAGACGTAGATAGATTAGTAGCTGTAGCAGTACCCATTGTATCATCATCTATAACATCACTTAACTTTGCAAACGGAATAGCTTTTACAGCAAAGTTTCCATTAGTATCAAACTCCATTGTAGTGTTATCAACTTTTCCTGATATAATAGAGTTAGTAACCTCAATACCTTTATTGTTATTTGCAGCACCTGCTTGTAAATTAAGTAAATCTAACTCAGAAATATTACCATTAGTATCAAAGCCTAATGCTTTATTAGCCCGTCTAGTAGTTGAGCCTACTGTATATGTAGTTGTAGATGGATCAGTTTCAGGAAAAACAACTGTTCGATTTAACTGATCATTTTGCTGTTGATTCTGTGCTACTATCCGGTCGAATGATTTATTTAAAGCCGTTGGATCAATAGTTGATCCTTCCTGAAGATCATATTCCTGAGTGTAAGGCACTTCTCTAAATATAACTACTTTGTCGTGGATAGTTAATGCAGGAGATATTGTAATAACAACATCTGCACCTAACTCTACGTTGCCATTAGTAGCTGATACTGTAAAAGAAAAATCAGAAGAGGGTACAATATTTCCATTAGCTAATACAATAGATACCTTAATATCACTAACATTAAAAAAAGGTAAAGTAAATTGAAAATTAGTTTGCCCCGCTGATGGTGTAAACTCTTGTCTATTATTTGTTGTACTTAAAGCCATTCTCTACCTTTTTATAATATTTTTTCAATGTAAACCGTTGCGTGTATTGGTGTACCCATTCCAGTAATAGAACCAGCATCACCAATGTTTGCAACGGTTCCTGCTGTACTATTAGTTCTAAATTTTAAAGCTACTGTTGTAGTACCAGCTAATGTTAATTTACCAATACAAGAAAAATCGTGTGTTACATTAGATGCAAAATCATTAAAACTATGTAACAATTTACCTGCAATTAAAACAGAATCGCTATTTCCTGTGTCAACAATAGCACCTTGAACAAAGTTACTATTATTATTATTATTCATACCTATATTAGCATCAGCTTTAACTAGATATGTTCCAGCGGTTAATGTAATAATATTTGCACTTACACTCATAGAGGCATCATCGGAAAATGATGCGGTTAATGGGCAGGTTGTATTACCGCTACTTGATATTGATGTGTCTCCATTTTCTTGATAAATAAACAAAGACCTAAGAACACCGTTGTTATCTACATACGCTTTAATTGATTGCTGTGTAGCACCCTTAATCGCTGAGTTGCTAGTCATAGTATCTTCATCTAAAAGAATGTCACCGACCAATGCTCTCTCTGCTACTGTACCTGTAGCTGTGTTTCCTAGTACGCTGTTAGATGTACTAATGTCCTGTAGCTTATCATAAGTTACATTGTCATTTAAAATCTTATCTGTTGTAACCGCATCAGTATTTAGCTTGGCTGCTGTAATACCAGAATCTTTTACAGAAATATTACCATTAACATCAAAAGTTGTAGTAACAGAATCTACTTTAGCCTCTATTATGCTATTAACTAAATTAATACCTTTATTATTATTTCCTCCTACTGTATTTGTACTAGATAAATTTAATTCTGTTACATTACCATTAGCGTCAAACCCAAGAGCTTTGTTAGCTCGTTCTGTTTCAGTTCCTACAGTATATGTACGAGATGAATCATCTGATACTGGAAACTCTACTGTGCGGGTAAAAGAATCATTTTGCTGTTGGTTCTGTGCAACAACCCGATCAAACGCTTTGTTCAATGCTGTTGGGTCAATGGTTGCACCTTCCTGCAAATCATACTGCTGTGTGTACTCAACGTCACGTTCAATGGTAAACTTGTCACCACTACTAGATGCTGCAATAGTTATGACACCGCCCTGCGATGGGTCGCCATTAGTTGCGGATAGTTGAAATTGATCTGCGGTAGGGCTGCTTGTTACTGGTGTGAGAAGTAAGTCTAATCCGCTTCTTGTTCGTGTAACTTTAATGTCACCGTACTTTTTGTTTGCCACGCTAACTGTAGTTGCGTCAAAAAACGGAATAAGAAATGTTAATGAAGTCGTACCCGCAGTAGGAGTAAAACTAACTTTATTTGTTGTACCAGACAATGCCATAACCAAACCTCGCTTATTGTTATATTAATATTTTATATTCTTTGTCAAGTCTTTTAATATTTTTTCTTCTGTTTTAATTCGTAAAAGTTCTGGTATGTTTTCATCATCCCTTTCCAGTTCCTTTATTTCTCTTTGGAATTTATCGTATTCTGTTTCTTTTGATTTTTTAATTAATGTTGTAGGTGCTTCTACAAACCATTTATAAGCATTTGCAATGTTAATACCTGTTAATGGCTGAACAGCTATGTTTCCAAGTTTTGTTGATTTAGATATAAAATTATTTCCATTTTGCTTAAACCACTCATCGCCTAAACCATATTTACTAGCTACATTCCATTCATAAATCATTTTTTGAATTTCACTAAACTCTTTAGCATCGTTTAAAACAGCATCAAAAGGAGTTCTGGTTAACTCAAATCCATCAATCAAACTTGAAACCATTGAAAAACTAGCACCCAAACTACCTAAATTAACAGTCAAAAGATTTTTTGCAAACCTTTCCGCAGCAGGAACATCAAAATCTTCTCTTAATAATTTCCCTTCTGCTTCAAAATTTTGCCTTAATCTTTCTTCCATTAATTCTTGAGCCGTAGTATTTATACCAGATATAATTAAGTTATTTATTGCTAAGTAACCAGCTGTTCTTCCAGCTATTTGTAAATCTTTTTGAGTTAAAGTTCCCATTTCTTTTTTATTAACGAGTTTTACAGCACTTTTATAATTAAGATAATAGAGTTTATTTTTTTGTGAAGAAAAAGCAAAAGCCATTCTTAATAAAGGATTTTTACTTTGAGCCAAAGATGGTCTTGAAACAGCCTCAAAAGAAGGCTGAGTTTTCATTATTACATCTATAACTAAATTTTCAACTTCTTTATTAAATTGTTCATTAGATAATTCTTTTTTAGAATCAATAACCTTTTGTTCCATAGATCGATAAATAGACCCAATAACTTTAGCGTCCATATTTTTTATCATTTCAAAACCACGTTCATCTTTTTTAGATATTTTTTGATCGCTATAAATATGACCAGTACGACCATCATATCTTGCTCTAAGATAATCAGATTTAGCTGACATTTCTTGAATAGATGCTGGCTTAGTAGTAAAAGCATTATTCATTATTTTTACATATTTTGAATCCATTACAGCAGCAGCAGTAGACATAGATGCTAACTGCATAGAAGCTACTTTTGGATTTAACTTTAAGGCTCTTCCACCTAAATACTTCATTGATGAATCAATTAATTTATTAACTTCTTTTTCGCCAAATCGTTCGCCCTTAAAAGGAGAGCCAGCTTCATTTAATCCTTTTATGTAATTTTTATATGCTTTATATTCAACGCCACGACCTATTTGTTCATAACGATCTGCAAAACTTTCCCCTTCTTTATAGCTATCTTTAGACTCCATTCTGTTTATCAAATTATTAATATCACGAAGAACAGAACCACGCCCAAAATATAAAGATACAATTCTTGTAGTTTGATTAAGCATTAACTCTGGATTATATATTAACAAAGGATTATCAGAATTAGTACGAGCTTTAAACCTTCCGCTACTATCTGCAAATGTTTGAATAAATTGTTCATTAAATCCACGACCCTTATCTAAATCAATATCTTTTAGCAATACTTCGCTAGATAAATTTTTACCTACTCGTAATCTTGCTCCAGTATAAGTAGAAATAGATAATGGATAGCCATTTATCTCCATTGATCTTTCATCTGTATATGCACTTAGCTCTCGATATGCTGCAACCATTGCATCTGAAACTTCTGTTTCATTATTTTTACGCATATAATTTTCTATATCTTTATAAGCAGACTCATTAATAAAAAATGTTTTACGACCTGTTCCAGCTTTCCAACCAACCTTTGTGCTTTCATTCCAAGTTTCTATATCACGGTATCCTAAATAAATTCGTGATCTATCTGCTACACCAAGTTTAATCTTAATAGATTGCCCAGAGGAATCTGTTACAGTAAACTCTTGTTTATCTGCATTTTTAGAAAAATTTAATTTAGACATACGAGTTGCCACAGGAGACATTATATCCTGAACAGATAATATTACTTTATAAATATCAGCTTCTGATTGTTCTAACTTAGTTTGATATTTAGTAAATTCACCTTTACTATTAAAATAATCAAGAGATTCTGCAATCCCTCTTGGTATTAACTCACCGCCAACTTTAAATTTTTTAGTTAAATCTATAAGCGGTCTTGCTTTAGAATCTAAATCTATTTCAGGTCTTGATGCTATAATTTCTTTTTGCACAGCAGCTTCATAAAAAGATTTACTTTTAGAATATAATTTAATTTCCTGAGTAATTTTATTCATTTGATGCACATAACCATTAAGAGCGTCAGAAGTTAAACGCAATTCGGAAGCACTCATTTCCGAAATAGGTTTTGGTTTAGCAACAGAAAGCATTAAATCAATATTTTCTAATACTTGTCTTTCTTCAACACTTGTAGCTTTTTGTTTTAACTTAGGTAGTTGATCGACTAATTTACCAGCATCAGTTGCGGTTATTACATCCTCAATATTTTTAGCTATATCAGGTCTAACCTTGCGGCTTTTTACTAACCTACGAGCTTCTGTTACAGCAAAGTTTAAATCAGATTTAGCCTGTTTAATATTATATTGATCTATAACTTTTGCTACTTGTTCGTTAAATTGTTTTAAATATTTTTCTCTAGTTTTATCCGTCTTAGCCCCAGCAATTTTTCTTAAAGGTACAATTACTTTATCTCTTGTACTTTTAGGCATTGAATTAATAATATCCTGTGCTTCTTTTTGTGAAGAAACAATTTTATCAGAAATAGATTTAACTGCACCAGTAGCGGCTTTTTGCGATTCTTTTAAAACAACACGCAACATTTCTGCTTCAGTCATATCTACACGCTTAGACATATCTTTTATGCCAATAACTTTTTCTATTGTTTGCAATCTTCCTGTAGCACGATCAAGAATAGTTGTTGCACGATCTGCAAATTGTGCTGGTGTTGGTTTAGATTCCATTAACTTTTGGAATTGAGCTTTTACTTTATCAGCTTGACGGTATGGAAGATTTGCTTCAGCAAAGTCAGACATTAATTTTAATGATTTACTTATATCACCAATAGCCTCTTTGGCTGCTGTGCGACTAACCTGTTGCAATAATGTGTAATATTCTTTTTGTTTAAATTCTACTGCTGGTTTTTTCTGACGAATATTATTAATTCTATTAACAACCGTTTTTACTTTAGTTCCTTTAGGAGCATCAATAACTTCTCCTAACTGCTCGGTTCTTACTTGCAATGCTTCTGCTTGATCGAAGGGGTCTTTATTTTTATTTTCTCTAATTGTTTCAACTAAAGTTTGTTTAACTGCTTTTTCAATTTGTTTGTTTTCTAAAGGTTTTTCTGTAACAATTTCGTCAACTTTAGGCTCTACAGGTGCTTCTTTTTTAACAGGAGGTTTAGCTGCTTCTACTTCTGCTTCACGCTCAATACGAGCAAGATCGTCTTGTAGTTTATTTTCAGTTGCTTTTATATCAGCTTTAGTTTGGTTTTCAATTTTATCTAATACTAAATAATCTTTACCATCACCAGATACTTCTAGTTTAATAAGCTCGCCATCATTTAAAGGTCTAAGTTTATTTGTAGGTCTTGGTGCTTCTGTTGGTACACCACGACTAGGCATCATATTAGCTCTAGCCATAGCATCAATTTGAGCTGATTGGGCTCGATAGTTACTAATGTCTGTACGATAACTTTTAGTTAAAGCTGAAAAAACAATATCGTGACCAAGTAAATTACCTGCTTCCATTATTTTTTGAAAGTTATCCATTTCTGTGTTATTTATTATATCTTTATATCCACCTTCTTTGCCAGCAGATATAGCTGTATTAAGTAAGAAATCTGCACCCTTAACAACAAAAGGATTTTTTAATGCACCAGAAATCGCAGGTGTACTAGTGTAAAGGCTTGTTACTAAATAAATATCTTTTCGTTCTTCCCAAGTAACATCTTCTGCCGTCATAGCTGCAAACAAAGATATTTTTTGTCCGTGTGCTAATGTGCTAAGAATACGTTTAGCTGTAAATTTTTTAGTTTCAAAAAGACCAGCACCTTTTATAGTTTGACCGCCTCTTGTCAATCCCATTTGATGTACACGACGTAAAAAAATTAATGTATCAGCAATAGAATTTAATGTAGTTAAAGTACCAGCTTCTTTTACATATCCTTCTTTGCCAAGATAATCTAAAAACGCTTGTTGTCTTTCTATTTGTCCTTTTGTAACACGACCACTTAACTCTGCAATATCATCAATTACTGGAATATCAAAATCTTCAAGTCCTATGTTTTGCATAAGACCTCTATATGCACTAGGAAAAAAATCAAGATATTTCCAATATGGAGTTAATCCACCTTCTTTTAAACCAGTTTCTATTGTTTCAGCAACTACTTCTCTACGATTTCTATATCCTGTATAAATACTTTGTAATACTTTTTCAAATCCAGTAGGTGCTGCTTTTATTTCACCTATACCTTCTCTACGAACTTCGTACTCATCTCGACGTAGCCATTTGTTCATTGTGTCAATAAGATCAATAGGCTCACCAGTAACATCTTGTGCTTCTTGAATTTTGCCTGTCATTCCTGCTGTGGTAATACCATCAATACCACTATATGCTTCCATCATAGCTTGATGTTGTTCTTGAGGTATTTTAGTATTTATCTTATCTTGAACATAAGTATGATTAAATCCATACAACTCTTCTTCTGGGGTTGTTTGAGTGTCAGGAACAGTAATAGTTTTTTGCGATTTATATTGTTCATACAAATCTATAACTTCCTGCCTAGTTATATTAGGTTTACGTTCTTTTGCTGTTAATGCAAAATTTTTAAATTCAGAGGAAATAGACATTAATCAAACCCAATTTCATCAAAAAAAGTATTATAATCATTAGTATTATTTATTCTATTTTCGGCTTCTACGGTAGATGTTATCTGTAACATATCTTTATAATCTTGTAGTTCTTTAAATGTATCTATTGACATATCTTCATCTAATACTTGATCAAAGGCTTTTATTAACGTTAAATGTTTTTGTATTGCTAAATCGCCTGTATATTCAATTGCAAATGCTTCAAAAGCATTATTAATTAATGCAAATGTTTCAGCTTGATCAGTAGTCATTTTAGTTTTTTTACTTATACTAATTTGTTTTAAAAGATCGTTATAAACAATAGGTGAAAAATCTACGTCTTCTATTAGCATTATAATTCCATTTAACTCTTTATCTGTAATTTTTTTACCTTTTAATGCGTACTCATTAAAGTCTTTTAAAATTTTAGTAAATTTAGCATTTTTTATAGGGTCTTGTAATTCAGCAGATGCTTGAGCATTTACAGACATTGTTAATATTTTTAATTCTCTTTCAGAAATATTAGGATATTCTTTTCCATTAATGTAAAAAACATCTTGATCTAAACCTTCTAATTCAGTTGGAAACAAATCTCCTGCTTCTAATTGTTTTTCATAAGAATCTAAAATACGACCTTGCTCTTGTTCTGCTTGTTCATCAGCTCGTTGATTTGCAATAAAAATTGAAGTTTGTAATCTATCAGAATCAGTTGGAGTAAAAGTGCTTTCAGCAAACATTTTTTCTGCTTTAGGTATATTTGTTTTTAATGTTGATGTTGTTACATTAAAATTTCTTTTTAAAGTAAATTTAGCTTTTTGTTCTACCGCCCAAGCTGGGGTGTACTCTTTTGAAAGACCAACGAGGTCATCTGTTGCTGTATTAAATTCAGCTTCGGTTCTTGCACCTGTTTCGGATTCTGCTCTTATAAGCTCTAAAGTATTAATTCTTTCTAAAGTATTATTAGCACCTACTGCTGCTATAGCTTCTATATCAAATCTTTTATCTTCACCTATTCTTAAATAATTAATATCCTGCATAGATTGCGGAAGATATGTATTGCTATCAACAAGTTTATTTACATCCTGAGTAAAGGTATTAATTAACGCATTTGCTTCTTCTTCATTTTTAACATCTTTTAATGAATCTTTAAGTGCTTTTTGCATATTAGTATATTCAACACTAAACTTTTGTACTTCGTTTTTGTTTTGTATTTCTTCTGTTTTTTTTCTAATATCGTCTTTTTGTTTTTGAAAAACATCAAACACATTACCAGCCGATTCAGCAACCGTTGCTAAAGTTTGAGCATCAGCACCAGCAGCTTGAATCATTGCACTAGCTACCCCACCGGTAATCATTTGAGTTCCTGTTTTTGCTGTAACTCCTACTTGTGGTTCATATCTTTTAAGTGAAATAGCCATTACATAAACCTCGTTATATCCGATTCAATACCCTTTATTAAAGCCTGTGTACCCTCAGCTTTTAAGGCATCTGATTGTGCTTTTGCTCCCATACGAATTTGTTGTGCTTGTGTTTCTCCACCAATCATTGCAATATCTTGCTGACGTTCTAACTCTAATAAATCAAGTTGCATATTTTTAGCAGATTCAATAAGACTTAGCAAGTCCGTTCCTGTTTCTAATCCACCACGACCCGCAATACTTATACGCTGTTGTGCTTTAGCTTCACGTTGTTGTTTAACTAATCTGCGTGACTGAAAATCAATAGCTTGCTGTTCACCTTCGGCTTGTATTTCTGCAACCTTAGCATTATAATCGCCAATCATTCTAGCTTGTCTAGCTTGTCCTCTTTTGGCTGATCTACCAAATAAACCCGCAATAGTACCTATCATATTAAGCACCCTCCGCATTAACGTGCGTAGCTATGCTTAGTACCGTCATTGGGTATGGTAAGTCCTGCCGCACTTCTATTAGTTTTTCACGCTCATAATCTGACCCCACAAAGAATCTCTGTTGTCCAGTTTTTAAATCAATCACTTGCCCTGATGGGTCTTGTGTATCCGCTACAGGGAATGTAGTTAGCTGTCTACCAGCCTCTCCAACCTTAGCACCCTTAGTCTTAAAGAACCGCACAATAATCTTAGCTACAGCTTTGACTCGGCTTTGTGATAGCTTTTGATACAATGATGGCTCAATGGGCATAGGACGTAATGTGGAGGTGTAAGGCAATCCAACAAGTAAAGTGTTATAATAGTCTGTTGTTGTAATCTTATTATTAGTTACAGTAACTTCTTCTACAAATGAATCATCACCTACTACCTGAACCTTCTTGCCATTAATGTGGTCAAGTCCAGTAATCTCATTATAAACAAACTCAAATGTTAAAACAGATGGAGCAGCAAAATTATAATTAAGTATTACGCTATTGCTCCAACCTGTAGTGGGTGCGTGTATATCATTTAAATCAGAAGAAGAACTAATCAAAGTGCTTCCACCAAAGAAAAAAGCTCTAAGTTCCCATACAGACCCAGTAAATCTTATTTGAAGTGAACTGTCTGTTGAGTTTTCATATACTTTTTTACCGTTACTTATTTCATTTGTAAATTGATATGATCCATTAGCATTACTATTAACACCAGTAATCCCACTTATTGTTAAAGTATTGGTGTCGTATGTAAAATTATTTCCATTTAAATCTTGAAGTGTAATTGTATCTGGATCTTGACCTGTTCCTTTAAAAGATTTTCCATCAAGTAATGGGTCGTTAGTGTTAGATATTTTAATTACCTTGCCACTAATAGTGTCGCCTAATCCTGTTTTAGTTATTTCTAATGTTCCAAAAAGCGAACCTGTCCCTAAGTTTACTGAGTCAGCATTTTGAGCAGCTCCACCTTCTAACCTTTTACCAGAGTCTACATACCAATCTAAATCTTTTCGGGGATGAAACTTCTCAATGCAGTACTTACCATTACGCTCTACACAAACCCATACAGTATCTTCACCACCGTTATGAATAGATGCTGCACTATAATATTTACCATCGGTATCTATTCTAGCCCACCCACGAACGTCTTGTCCACGCTCATAAGTTAATAGACAAGCGTCACCGTTTTCCTTTATGCACCAGATAAACTGGTTTGGTTGCTTTTGAATAAACATTTCAACAATACCAGAGTCGGTAATATCTTCGCTAATTAAGTTAAGATCATTACCAACAAAGGTATCCTCACCTTGAGAGTAAACCAACTCACGAACCTTTAATCCGTCACGTTGCACATATACAATAACATCGTTGGCTACCTCGGCTTGCAATGCCGCAGAACCGTATGCGTTTTCTACTAATGTAGTAATGTTGTTTTTTGTAATCAAAGAGTCACGGTCTGCCGAGCGGATAGATATTGCTGTACCCGCTGTACCCAAGAATAAGTACCGTTTGCTTTCTAACCACTTGGGTTCTTCTGGTGAATCGACTGTACGCTTGATAGCATCAGTAGATAGTTCTCCCGCAAGGAAGTTAAAGTTATCATTAAGAGCAGAAGCAAAAATATCTGCTGGTTGGTCTTTAGAACCTGCTAGCCATAGTCTGTTCTCAAAGAACTCAGATGCAGGGCAGAATCCACGATAAACAGAAAATGCAGCTTCTGCCCAAAACAAAGTTGGATCAGGGTCTTGAGGAACAGTAGGATTATTAGGATCACTAAAGTTACCACCCTGAATCATTGATACTACAGTAGCGGTTGCTCTCGATGTTATTTCAATAACAGATGAAGCACTTGGTGTAAATGTTTGATCGGCTGCTATTAATGCGTATTCAAATGTGTCTGCATCAACTACAGTAATTTGAGCTTCGATGTTTGGATTCGCTGTTGGTGTAAAACTAAGACCAGAAATAAGAACATAATCACCAGTAGATAATCCGTGTGCTGTAGCTGTATCAATCGTTACTACATTGCTAGATAATACAGCACTATTAATTACTACACCAGCTCCAACTACTGAACTAATCGTTACCAAACCTTTATGATAAATATTATCTGCTTCAATGCTAAACTGAAAGTCTTGAGTACTGGTTTGTAAAGTCCATTTTACTCTTAATTCTGTATTACCAGTTTCTGCAAAAGTAGAAGCATATTTAAAGTTTCTTTGAACACCGCCTCTTGTATCTCCTATTACCACATAGTCTAACCAGCTACCTCCATCTATACGTCTTTGTATAACAACAGACGCTTCCCAGTTTCCATCTGTTTCAAAAGACCAGTTAGAAAAACTAACGTCTAATGGTTCACTAGCAGCATCTTCGCCATTAGCAGTTCTTGTATCAGCTATTTCTTTTTTATCTGCTGCACGAATATGATCGATAGCCCAAAAAGAACCTTCGTGTCCCTTCTCAAATATTGCTGAACTAGCTGTTAATGTGGTTGTTCCTGAGTAAATATTTGGGCTAGGTAAAGATGGGTCAATAGTTGTAGATGTAATATTTACTTCTTGCAATGGAGGGTAAATATAAGAAATTGGTTCAATAGAAAACGTAGGAGTAATGGTTGTTCTTTTTAAAACTTGAGTTTCTTTTGTAGGACAAGTAAGAATTAATGTGTCATACTTACGGTTAAACTGAACTTGCCGTAGTTCCGTAGTAGTATAAGCAGGTACGGTTCCTATTACATCAACAGAAAAATTAGTTCCAGTTGCATCTTCATAATGTACTTTAGCGTAACTTGTACCTAGCTCTATAACAAAACGAATGTCGCTAGAAAAATCAAACTCAATCATACGAGCTGGGTTAGTGCCATCTGGTGTATTTCCAGAACCCGCAAATTGCACAAACTCTGTACCAGCCCGACGTTCTACACCACCCTGTGGCAATACAATAAAGTTGTCAAGATCACGACAACCAGTTTTGTAAACTTGTAGGTCGTCACGACCATCCATCTTCCGAGATATTTCACCCGCATTAAACGCCTGTGTGTAATTAATAGCCATTAGAATCTAGTGTCTTGGTGAAACCGTGAAAGTAAAAAGTCGCTTTCTTCCATTTCCCAATACTTGTTTTCTAATGTATCAACGCTTCGGGCTTGTGGAAGTATGAAATTGTTGTACTCTGAAATTAAATTGTTTTGCATTACTTGGTCTAGCTGCATAGGAACCGATAACTTAATAGCTAGGTTTTGTATTACAGCTTGCGTTAGGAATGCGTCTAGTGTGTTTACATCCTCAACTAATGATACATAACACAAGTAAACTGTTTTATAGTTACAAAGGATTGTACGACCTTCTACCACCCATTCTGTGCGATCATCGTAGGCTTCCTTATCGTCGTATACATTAACAACCCGAACGCAGTCGTTAGGTAGTTGGTATTTGTATTCCCACTTAAATGCAGGTACTTCCGTTAGTCTAGTAAGTTCCGAACGTTTTAATGCACTATTCCACCGATAGGTTCTTAATACTTCTTCTAGTGCTTGGTTAAAAAAGATATTACAGAGCTTTGCACTCTGCACAACCGCTTCTTGGTCATTTTGATTGATGTCAAGGGAGGCAATGGTGTCTGCTCCAATCTTAAGCAGAGCGTGATTACATATTTCAATCTTCGTCATATTACCTCCAAAATATAAAATGGGGGACTTACACTAGCGGAGAAGGTCGCTAATAGCCCCCAAGTTTAATTAGTCGATGTCTTCATCGCAACCGATTTGAACAACCTTTTCTTCTTCCATACGAACAGAACCGCAACGCATTGCAGAGTAAGCATAGTAGTTGAATCGTTTGTCAGCACGTTTTGCAACGTCAGTCTCGATGTTCATTCCAATACCTGTGCGGATACCAGACTTAACCCAAGCGAAACACGCACGGATTTTATCTCCGTTCGGGTCAGCATCAGGAACATCATTAGTCCAGTTAGTATATGCAACTTCCCCGCTAGTAGTGTTAGCGAAAGGAATCAGGTTAGAAACAACAATATTGAATCCGTAGAAGGTATCAATAGAACCAGAAACCAACGCTTTAACATTCATAAAGTCGGTTGAGGTTGCTTTTGTATCTCCTAGCAAGTCTTCAATCTGTGCAGGTGTAACAGCCAAGTACGCTGTGTTTAACGGGTCGTCTAAGTCAACGCCAGCTTTTTGCAAGATAGCACGGGCGTCACGAATCTTATCGATTGTCAAACCTTGATTGTTGTTAAGAATTTTCTGACTAGTTCCGAGTACCGCAGGAGTACCAGCACCAGCTTTACCTGTAGGAGCGTCAGCAAATACACCAGTAAGAAACTCGATGTCTTTCTTCCGCATCAAAGCAGAAACCTGACGCTGTACATATTCAGACTCAGGGTTGATAAGTGTTTGAACCTTATCGAAACGGTCAAGCAACAAACCAACTTCGTAGCTATTCAAGTTTAGCTTACGACGTAAGTGTGAAATAGTATTGCTAGGTGAATCAACCCCACCATTTGCAGTTCCTCCTGAATCTGTTATAACAGTAGCAGTTACAGAACCCAACTGATCGTAGTATGCGTCTTCACCAACAACGGTGTCTTCAAGAGACATACCAGTAAACTTACCGCCTTTTGTTTCAGCAACAAGATCAAGAGTCTTGCCATACTGATTAACAAACGCAGTATCAATTCCATTCAAAAAAGCCATTATAATCTCCTTATTTTAAATTTAGGCTCAATTAATTAATAATACACTAATCGGCTCTGATTATCTCACAAGGAGGTCTTGCCTACCATTTAACGTCTGGTTGGACGGCAACTTGGGTGGGTCTTGCGATTGTCCACCCTTTGTTGCATATACCTATAACATATTATAATTTTATGTCAAGTCTTTTTAGCTTCTTTCTTTTAATCTAAATTGTTTCTCACTTAAAGAATTTCGTTTCTCTAAGATGTGTGGAGGAATCTTCTCACCTTTTTTGAGGTATTCTTTAATCTCTTGCTCAACATCAAATATTTGATCTGAGATTCCAGCCATTGTACTTGTCTGATGATGCCCAATTTCAGGATCATCTTGGAAACGTGTAGCAATATTAGCAAGTGTGGTTGCAAGTGCAGGGTCACGCAGTAGTCCAGAGTCGATTGCAAACTGCAAGTTTTCGTCTGGCATACCGTTGGCTTTAAGCATAGCAGTAATGCCATTCATCATACCATCGTAGCCATCACCCCACTCACCCCGAAGCTCTTTATCCATAGCTTCATCGGCTTCCTTCATTGCTGCATTAGATTCTTCGATCTCTTGAGCAACCATTCCAAGATACCAATCCACAAGTCCCTCAGCTTTTTCTGAACTAGCTCCCATTGCGTATGCTTGCTCTTTAAATCCCTCAACCGCTTTCTCAAAAAATGGAGCCGAATCCTCGCCAACAAGTTCCCGAAACTCGTCACCAACCGTAAAATCATATCCGTCAGTACTTTCAGGGCGACCAAGTTTACCATAAAACTCAGCCCACTCTTCTTCCGTAGCGTCAGGTTTAGGTATATCACCTTTTTTACCAGCGAAACTCTGAAGCTCCTTAATATACTTTCCAACTTCTGTAGCATCTTTACCCTCCAAGTTTTTCCAAAAGCCAGCTTCCTTTACTTCATCATCTTCGATCTGGCTTAACATAGACCCAACGAATGACTCTGGCTGTGTGTTGCTTTCCTCAACAGGTGTTTCCACTACTTCTTCTGTCGTTACTTCTTCCGTTGTTACTTCTTCACTCATAATCTTCCCTCTCTATTTCTTTCATATTGAGTTGTTTTTTTATAGATAGAATCACACTCCGTAGAGAGTTCATCTTAGATTCAATGATGGGGTCGTTGTACTCGGTGTAATCTTCCCACTTGCAAATCTGCACAAGAAACCTAGCTACTAAACAAGCATTGTTATTTGCTGGGTCAAAAACCTCAATGAACGCTCGTCTTGTTTCTTCTGATAAATCCTTCTCGCTGTCCCACGTAAAGTCGTAGGTCACTTTATCAATTATATCCATTAACCACCCATTGCTTGTTGTGTTAGTTCTCCAATTAACTCTGCCCCTGAACCCTCTTCGGGAGCCTTCTGAGTTTTAACGTATGCGTCACTCAAAGCCTGTGCATTAGCTCGTTCCTCCGCAGCAGCCTGTGCCTCAGCACGTTGCCCACGGATTTCATCGACCTCCGCTTCTGATAGCTGTAGATCAATCGGAACCATATTAACTTCTTGAATAAACCTTGCAGTCTTATCTGCGTTTACATTGTCAAGAATCTCTGGCTTGAACTGTGCAATCTGCATCATCTGTTGCATAGCTGTCATTGTTCCAAACAACTCAATTTGCCGTGAAGCGATAGATGCTTTACCAACCAAGTCAAACTCAAGCGTTGCACCTGATAGCTCTTCTATCTCAAGCTCTTGGAACATACCTGCTCGCAGCATAATACCAAACGCACGCTCCAAGATTGGTGTGACAAAGTATTTATTCAAACGGTTTACCGCAGGTGTTAAGAATTGCAAAGATAAATTAAGTCTTTCTTGCGACTCAAACGCTGTCATATTCTGCTTATTAATAAGAGGATTAAACAAAGGAACATAGAACGCATCTAAGATTTCCTGCTCTTTCTTTTCAATCATCTGGTCGTTGACGATTACGTTATCCATTGGGCGTAACTGCTCAGGCTTGGATAGCGGGTTGCCAGCGTTCCAGTAAATAATAGAACCAGAATCATTGCTAATACGACGAACACTTCCGTCGTTCGGAGCCAACCACGGTGGATTGGATACACGTTCTGCACCACGGATGCGGGACACTTCCATACGGTTAATCATAGGCATCGTAGCAAATACTTCCAACGCAGGTGAGCGTCCGTACTTCTCATAGTTTGTTTTATAAAACCGACCCACCGAGTAGGGCATTTCATCAAACCCTGACTCCAGAACCAACTTGCTACCCTCCAGAGAAATATAATATGAAGCAATAGGCTTCTCAGTCTTCTCAGGTGAGTCGGGTACAAACTTGTTTCGAGGCATTACGATGTGGATAAATGTAAATTCTTTTGTAGAACTCTTGGGGTCTTGTGCTAAATCAGCGATGTTTTCAGGGCAATCATCACCAAACTGCTGAACAGCCTGACGAGCAGTTAGCTTGAACTCACGTATAACCGTGTCAACCTCACCAAGATAGTTTTCGCAAAAGTAAAATTGATTAATGTAGTGTGAGCGGAAGTTAAGTATACGCTTCGCAGTTGGCTCACAATACAGCGATGTAGTACCAATGTAACCGCAATGGTCAATACATTGTCCCATTTCTTCATAGAAGTTAGACTCTTCGATTGCCCGAACAAACTTCTTGGTAACAGAACTCAATGCCCGTACCACGTTGTCGCTCTGCTGTAGGTCACGGTTCTGCGGTACAACACGAATCCAATTCTGCCCCTGTGGAAATAGATGGCTCATCATACCAGCCGTGAACATACGACGAGCTTTGATACCGATGTCGGTTATACGTTGCTCATCATCCCGCTGACCCTTAGACCGTTTGCTTTGGATGTTATCAGCACTTGGGTTGCAGAACTCTGCCGCTGACTCGTAAAGATTCTCGAAGTTTTGCCGTTCAGAACTAGACTTCTCACGCTTATACATTGTGATTAAAGAAGATACTTCCATTAAATTGTCATTCCTGTTGAAGATTGAATTCGTTTTAACTCGGCTGCCCTTTTATTGTAATCTGAAATATATTCACCGTATTGTATTCTTTGTTGTTTTTCAATTAAATTTGCTCCTGCTGAACCTTTATATCCCGACCCTCTAGCTTTTTCTAGTTTAGCTTGCAATTCAGGATTAAACTCTTCTATAGTTTTTTTTCGTTCTTGAGGTCTAGCAGATGCAGCTCTTACGTTAGCCAGTTGAATAGGTGATGCACCCAACAGTTGCCCACCCGCTCCAATTCTTTGTCCTTGAGTAACATAAGCTCCTGCTCTTTGACGACGGGCTGCTTCTTGACGCATAGTAGGTGAAATTACTTCTGCTGTAATATCCTCTGCTGGCGGTGGCGGGGCTTTTGGTGGTGGGGGTGGTGCTGGCTTTTTACTGCGACCCATAACTTAATCTCCTGATCCTGTCCAGTTTATAAAACTTCAAGGGCTTGTCCCCTCGTTCAAACGCAACCCAAGTTAAATTGTATGGGCAAATCTCATATAGACGTTTTATGTCTCCTGCTGCATAATGTACATACCAGCAATCAAGTTTGTCAAGTTCTTTTTCAGAGTTTTTTCCTTGTAGTATATTCTTATTGTGCATAATCGCCATAACAAACAGGCGGTTGTCACTATAAACCACCCCATTAGTCGAGTAGTGATGTATCAATTCCTCTAACTCGCTCCCATAGCGGTCTTTGGCTTTCTGTATCGGTGTGTTCAATGGTGTACTCCTGTGCTGAACCAACTCTCGTTGGTAGGTTCTTAGCCATACCTTCTCCCAAGTACGACTCTACTAAGTTTAAATGGACTGCCATCACCATAGTGCGGAACGCATCTGCTCCGTGTGAGTGTGCATCGTGTACTGGTCGCCCTGACGACCCCTCACGGTAGCTATCTAGGTGTTCGATCAAGTCCTGACACCGTTCGTGTATAAAAATATCCCGCATCATACGACGGCATATCTCAATATCCTGCAAGACCGAGTTGGTCTTTGGCACTCTTCTAAAGTCTATACCTACTTCTCCAGCCCTCGTAACCAAATCACCAAACAACATACGCTTGGATACGTCGTGCGGTGCATAATGCCCACCATATTTGTAGTTTTTGCTGTTAATAACTGTGGCGTAGTCCTCAATCTTCTTACCAGTAGATTCGTGGTAATCAATAATGAATGGCTTTCCATCTACAAACTGTGCGAAAACAATACTAGTAGCATCACTAGTTCCTAAATCCCAGAAGGTGTAGACCCGCCCAGAGCCATTATAGTTTCCAAAACGCCCCTCATTCCTAAGTATTTGCAGTTCGTGTCCATAGTAACTGTTTTCTACCTGTGAAACGGCTTCGTTGAGGTACTCTTGCCTCGCCATAGCGTAAGATATAATTCCGCTATCCACATCGTCTTGGATATTTTTAAAAGCTTTGCCGTCATACGGATTAATCTTTCCAGCCAGTTCAGGATTAATTGATACACCATCCCCAATCCAGTAAGCAGTCTTGGTGTCCTCAAGGGTGTACCACTGAGTAAACCAATCCTTACGGTCTTTGTTATTTTCGTACAGTCGCCATAGGTGATTCGACTTTCCACGCAATGTGCCATTGAAAATAACGAATGCAGAACCTTCCGTAAGGATAGGAGCCAGAAAGCCACTAACTTCCTCTTTGTGTAATGAAAACTCCGACAATACATAACCACTACCTCCCTGTCCAACAAAGTTCAAGTTGTCCGTCCCATCAATTTTAATACGACTACCATTAATCAAATCTAAGAAAAAATCGCTATTGTTCTTACGCAATACTACTTCAGGCGGGCAGAGCAAGTCAATAAGTTTTTTACCCCCCGCCCATTCGCAAATGTTGTCCCACAATGCACGCTGCGCCCACGCTCTGGTAGGGAATAGGTAGTAATAGTTGCCTGCTCTTTGTATCGCCCGCTTCATCAAAGCATTGAACGAGGTCACATCCTTGCCCGCACGACGGTGCCACGAGATAACAGAATACTGTGTACCCGCATCAAACGCTTTTAAGAATGGTACTTGATAATCTCTAGGCGAGATCGTCGGGATGCGAATCCTCATCTATCTTCTCGGTATAGCACTCTAAACACATAGCCTCAATCACATTGCCGTGGTCGTCCTCAATCTCAATAATTGGGTTGTCAGATGTTTCAGCACAACAACATTCGTAACAAGTTCTCATCTATATCACCTTTATATCTTTTATGCAACCAACTGGTATCACAATTTTGTCTGCCAGTTCTATCGTATCTTTATATCTCGTTGTAAACAAACGCAAGTATTTTTTTGTGTGAGTGTCAATCCAACCCACACTTTGGGCTAGGGCGGGTTCAATGTTATCCTCCGTGTGCAAGTCAGCCACGATGTCCCACCATTCAACATAAACCCTAGTTCCATTTTGGAACTTCTCCTGATTTTTCATTAATTACAAATCCCCTTCAACCATATTATCAAATTCTATACCGCAGTACGGACAGTAAGTAGGGTCATTCATTCCATCTGATATTTCGTGTATGAAAAAATAGTTCTGGCAGTTATAACACTCGCAGTAACTAAGGCTATTAAGCATATTAATTATTTGTTTGTAGTCGATTTTGGTTTCCTTTCTGGAGCTTTGCTTCTGCCCTTCTTTTTGACATCATTATAGTTAACAGATTTAGCTTTGCTATAATCAATAACCTCAATAATTATATCCTGCTTCTCTTCGCCAAGCCCCGCCAACTTTGCAAGCTTGTCCGATGCCTGTGCGTTGCCACGCTCACTCTCTGTGAATAGATGCTCTAAGACAGCCTTACGTAGCCCATCCTTGTCCTCTAGGTCTACTGAGGCAGTCGTAGCTATTTTTACTTGTTCTATTAGCTCCGCTTCAGCCTTAGAGAGCTTCCTATACAAAGCCTCGAACTCCTGTGATAAAGCCCACAACTTCTTGTTGTCGTCAGCAGACTCTTGTAACCTAGCATATATCTCTTGTGAAGTAATTTTAAATCTCCTGATTTAATTTCATTTACTCTGTATAAGACATTAACTAGAGTAACACAAGTGAAATTTTTAAAAAGTTGTCCGAGGTCTAAATACATACATCCGCAGCCACTCGGGGC